GTACAGAACCAACCAGCACAAGCTAAACAATTCTGTATAAGCAGATTTAAAACCTAAAAAACTGAAAAATATGCAAAAAAAATTCCGGCTTAAGGAGAGCTAAATGATAGTGCAGGTAGATGCTAAGAGCCTGGAATGGTGTACATACTTATTCCTCTCACAAGATCCTGTAGGTGTTGAAGAATGGTATGGTGTAGTTAATGATCCTAGTAAGAATGATATTCATCGTGCTAATGAGACAGCCTTCAAGCTACCGTCACGACTAGTAGCTAAGGTGTTTCTCTTTCGTTGGATCTATCGCGGTTCTGCCTTTGCCTATAGTCGTGATCCAGATTTCATGGGTGTCTCTCGCAAGGTTGACTTCTGGCAAGATGTTATTGATAGGTACTATAGTAAGTACAAAGGATTACATAAGACTCACTTGAATTATATTGAGACTGTCAAGAAGACAGGTCAATTAGTTTCCCCGCTTGGTAGGGTATATGACTTTGAACCACAAAAGAAAAGAGGTGAGCTAGTCTGGAATGAGTCTGACATCTGTAACTACATCAACCAAGGATTAGGTGCAGATGTTATGTCAGTTGCACGCATTATTACCAAGCAAAAGTTCGATAAATATAAACTACAATCTTTGCTTGTCAATACTGTGCATGATTCTATTGTAGCGGATTGTCCTGAGAAGGAGGTAGCAAATGTAGAAGAGATTTTCCTTGATGTATTTAAGGAATTACCAAAGCGTGTGTCACAAGCATACGATATTAACTGGAACTTGCCCATGCTGGGAGAGGTTCTGGTAGGTCCAAACATGGACATTCACTGACGATATAAGGAGATTACTAATGAGCGCAATTCAAATTAAAGTTATTTCTGTAGAAGTATCCACACAAAAAACCCAGAAGGGTAGTTATGATATTGCAGAGGTAACATATAAAAATCTTACCTTCCAAGATAAGGTAGAAGCAAAGAAGGTTGTTTCATTCAACCATAAGGAAGTCTTTAATACATTGAAACATGCCGCGCAAGGGGCCGTATTCACCGTACAGCGCGTCAAGAATGATGCTGGATACTGGGACTGGGTTAGCCTCGGTGATGATGAACCAGCGGGTGCAGCTACGAGTACAGCGAGTGGAGGTAAAACTATGGCATCACCTAAGTCTACATATGAAACCCCAGAGGAGCGTGCAAAAAAGCAAGTATACATCGTGCGTCAATCAGCAATCAACGCTGCTATCGCTACACTGAAGACAGATAAAAAGAATCCAACACCAGATGAAGTGCTAGAACTAGCTAGTCACTATGAAGGATATGTCTTTGGTGTTGAACCCGCATCTGGTGTTAAGGCAGCCATGCCTGAACTACCTGATGACGACGACGTGCCTTACTAAAAATAATGCCTATGCCCCCTTGGGGGGCTGGCAGTTAGGACTATATGATATGTTTAATTGATGGTGACTTAGTAGCATACCGCTGTGCTGCTACGTGTAAGGAAGATGATCCAGTAGATGTATCTCTTTATCGTGTAGATAAATTGATACGTGAGATCATCGAGGCGGCTGACTGTGAGGAGTATCAAGTTTGGTTGACAGGAAGTAACAACTTCCGTAAAGAAATTAATCCAAACTACAAAGCCAATCGTAAAGATATGGTGCCTCCTGTTTATCTACAAGACTCACGCGAGTTCCTTGTAACTGAACATGGAGCGAAACTTGCTCACAATATGGAAGCAGATGACATGCTTGGTATCAACCAAACGGATGGTACCATCATCGCTTCTCTTGACAAAGATCTGTTAATGATTCCAGGTAAACATTTTAACTGGACTAAACAAATCTTTGGTGACTATACAGTAGTCACAGAAGAGATGGGATGGAAGCACTTCTGGAAACAAATGTTGATTGGTGATACGTCTGACAACATTAAGGGCGTAGCCGGGCTTGGGCCTGTCAAGGCCGGGCGGCTTATCGATCCACTGGAAACCAATGAAGAGTGTATGGAAGCAGTGCTTAGCAAGTATGATGATCACGACCGCTTCTTGATTAACGCAAATTGTTTATGGATTATGAGGAGTATGGATAGCATATGGCACAAGGATCTGGGCTTGACTTTACCAAACGAATTACAACAAGAGCAGGATCGCCTGTCGAAATCTATTATGTCCGTGAGGGAGTCTACATAAACGGTGCATACTATGAACAATACGACGATGTTTGGTGGCCTATACAGTGGGACTGGGAAGGCAATTATGCAAGTAAAAAATCAGCATTGGATTTGATAAATGAAAAAAGTAAAACTCGCGCTAGCTAGTCTAGCTTTGTGCAGTACAGTAGCCATAGCTGGACCATACATCGAGCTAGGTATTGGTGCTACACTAGGACCTAATACAATTGAGAATGGTTGTATTAGTGATTGGAGTCCTAGTCTAAAACGCGATGCTTGTTCAGAGAATCCACTAGGCATCGCCGCTATTGGCTATACATACAAAGGCTTGAGTCTACACCTAGAGCATACAAGTAGCCTTACTCATCAGGACTATGGCTTGAACACAGCATCTATTCGCTATCGTTATGAGTTCTTTAATGACTAACCAAATAGACAAAAGAGAACGTCAACAATTATATTGGATATATCATGATGCTAAAAGACGATGCACTAATCCAAAGCACCAGGCTTTTCCACGATACGGTGGACGTGGCATTGAATTTAAATTTACTTCTTTTGATGATTGGTTAAACCATATTGGACCACGGCCTACTGGTTATGAACAAGATCGTATTAATAATAATGGGCATTACGAAGTAGGTAATATTCGTTGGGTGGATTATGCTACGCAACAAAAGAATAAACGAAAGTATGTAACCAATACCAGTGGTGTTG